TGATAAGAGTTCCTTTAGTTTTTCTTTTATAACCATCTTTAGCTTGATAATCTTTTTTTCTATAATTTTTACTTTTAACATCATACGCAGTATACTCACCTGTAGTCATATTTAAAGTCACAATATCTATTGGTCCGAGTCCTCCAAGGGGTATAAATACAAGGATATTTGGATCTTTAGCAAAATCAAGCTGTGCCACAAGTTCATTAACTAATCCAGTAACTGCTTTTTTACGTCTAGCCATTCCATTTAAAAATACCAACAATAGCAGCAACTATTCCTGCTAAAAATATTAAGACACTTACAGCTCCTTTACCTTTGTTCATGTCTTGTCTTAAATTTTTTATATCTTTACGCATTTCATCTATAGCTTTAAATAATGTTTTCATTCTTTCTGCACAAATTGCTTCATGCTTTGATAGTCTCATACCTGTCATTTGATTCGTTAATTCTTTTGCTGTCATAGTTTTTTTTCTAGGCATATTAAGTTCCTATAGTTATTTCTCTGCATTCAAATTTTATAGCAAGTCTTTCATCTTCTATTCTATCGCTATATAATTCTTTTAAAGTATTATGTGAAGCCTTATAGCCATGCAAAATACAATCTTTATATGAATCAAATTGTAAAGGCATTATATGTGATGCCAATGGAACAGGATATTGAATATCAACAAAAGTAAATAAATGTAATGTTAGTATAAATTTCATAATATTTAATTATAGTTAAACAAGTGAGTATGTGGTGTGGATTTAATACCCACTTGCTAATTTTTTATATCAATTTTTCTTTATAATATCAATTCTGTTAATTCAAAATTGTTTCCTAATTTTCCTTTATAAAAAGTATTAAAAGCTAAACTTATTCTTGTATTATTACCTTGTTTAGTTTCTACTTGATGAGTAGTTGATGATGGAAACATAAATAAATTACCTGTTTCTACAGGAAAATACCAAGTATCAGAGTTCCACAAATTAAATTTTGTTTTATCTATTTCAGGTCTTATTTGTTTATATGATATAGGATGTGAAAAAAGTATTTTATCATTTTTTATATCTGAATTAAGATATAAAACGCCAGATACTATTGAATTAGGATGTTCGTGCTTATGATGATATTGATTAGATTCTGTGTAATTTAACCAAGATTGTGTTATGTAAAGTTCAAGATTATTTTTTGGACATATAACTGTATCTAAATAATTTTTACAACATTTATCTAAAAACTTTTTAATATTTTTAAATTCTTTTTTATTTAATATATAACTATCTTTTGTATGAAGGTTGCCTGTATTATTTTTGCAATATTTCTTTTGTTCATTTACAAATTGTAATTCTTGTTTTGTAAATTCTCTATCTATTTTTGTTATATAAACAGGTGTTGGAAAAATATTATTAATAATTGGTTTTTTCATTAATAACACCAAGATACTAAAGAGTATCTTTTTCCTTTTGTTACTGGTTTTACTAAATGAGGATATAAAAAAATTGATGGGAATATAATTAAATCTCCAGGTTTAAATTTTATTTCAAAATCATTAAACATTATAAACTCTCCACCTTCATAATTATTATTTAATACACCAACAATGCTTAAAATTGGAATACCCCTTCTCTCACCTGTAAATAAATTATGAATATGATCTATGTGTTTAGACATAATTTGATTATCTGCATATCTATTAAATCTTATTGGAGTAAATCCTGACCAACCACTAAATTGTTCTCCACCTATTTTATCTATTAGAATATATTTTTCTAAAGACTTCCAAAGTAAACTATTTAATTCTTTATATTGTGTTAAATTTTTTCCAAAACAACAATCAAATTCTTTTTCACCATTTTGACTAAAAAGTTTATCTGGATCAATGTTATTATGATATTGATGTTTGTGCCAAGTATCTGATTCTAATTCTTTTATTGTTTTATCTAAAATATTTTTTGGAATCCAATTATTAAGATGAAGTATGTAATCTTTTAAATTACTCATATACTTCTATTTTATTGATCTAATTGCCATTGTCCTGTGTCTTCGTTCCATTCATATTTTTGTCCATCATCTGGTTTAGCAACTGGTGCTTCCCATTGACAAGTTTCTTCATTTAATATCCAGCTTGAATAAGGAGTTGGTGGTACAAAAGCATCTAAACTTTCATTATATTTAAAACCAATTCCAGCATAATTTTTTCTAAACGGAGTACCACCCAAAAGGTGAACCCCACCTATTGTATTATATGATGTCTGTTTCCAAACATCATTAGTTCCATAAATTTTATTTAAAAAATCTACTCCAGCTTCTTCTGTTGTTGCAACATCATTATGTACTACTTCAACTTTTAAAACTTTATTTCCTACTCCTAATTTTGCAAAATGTGCCATAATCTATCCTGTGTAAGTTCCTGTTCCTGTAAAAGTCACACTTGTTTTACCAGTGCCACCAACATTAGTAGCGACTGTTGGAGAACCTGTGACTGTTCCTGAGTAATCTGCATCTGCCATAGTTATAATAACAACACCACTCCCACCAGAACCAGCAGTGCCTGAATTTGATGCACCTCCACCTCCACCTCTGTTTGCTGTTCCACTTGTAGCTGTGCCTGTTTTAGACGCAGTTCCACCACCACCATTTCCTCCAGCACCCTGTGGACCTGAAGTTTCAGTTGTACCACCACCACCTCCAGCATAAAATACTGCTGAACCTGTTATTGAATTAGATGCTCCTACACCACCAGCACCACCTGAATTATTTGTAGCATCAGCACCGACAGCACCTTTACCACCGCCTCCGCCTCCTCCA